ATATGGTATTCCAAAGTTCAATACCGTAGAAGGGGTAAAGATTCGTCGCACAGATCTTATGATCTACATGGGCCTTGTCAGAGAGCCTATTGGCGAAGCTATGCCGGCAGTCAAAGAGCCTGAGGAGACGAAGCGGTATTCTGAGTTTGAAAAGATTCTTGAAAGGAACAAGAGATGAACTATCTAACAGAAATAAGGCTCTTCTACGACAAGTTACCGTCGTTTCAACTCACATCCTCGGATATTGCTCTGTGGCATGGTCTGATGAACATTTTCAATCGTGCCGGCTGGCCACAGGAACTGAGCATCTCGCCATCAGAGATTCAAGCGTGCACCTGCATTTCCAAGACTGGCATATTTCGATGCCGGCAGAATCTGTCCAAAGCTGGGCTCATCGAGTTCCTTCCTCAGAAAGGTTGTCGCTGCGGTATCTATCGAATCATGCCATTATCACTATCTATTGCGGTCCAGATAGGAACGCAAGCATTCCAAATAGAAACGCTACCGGTCCACAGCGAAACGCAAGCAGTTCAATGTGGAACACAAACCGAGCGAAAAGAGGAGATTGCGTTCCAAATAGGTTCTCAAAGTGGAACGCAAAACGAAGCTGTACCTTATAAAGAGAATAAACTAAACAATAATATATCTATTAGAGAAAAAGATAAGAAAAAGAAATTTAGTTGGAGAGAGTGGGTTTCGGCTATTGACCAGAAGTGGCAGCCGGTAATGGAGCAATGGCTCGAATATAAATCCGAACGCAAAGAAGATTATTCCGGCGAGATGTCGCTTTCAAAACTTCTCACCCGACTTCGCAATCTCTCCGGCGACAATCCGGCGACGGCTCAGCAGATTATTGACCGCAGTATCGTCAGCAGCTGGAAAGGATTATTCCCGCTTGACGGTGGAAATCAGGCAACCAAAGCAGCACAACAAGGCCAGCACATAGGACAAATTATGCAGCCGTCGACAGAAGCCGACCGCAATTCAGTACTCGAAAATTTCAGAAACAAAATCAGCAATAAAAAACAATAATCACTATGTTACAATCAGTTAAAGACGCAATCAACTCATTCGGCATTTATAGCCCTTTTATGCACAGAGAGCTTCGCAGCTTCAGTTGGGGCAACAAGGAGACTTGCCGGCAGATCTTTCGGGAGATCTTCACTTTCGTTGACCAGACTATCGCGGAGTTCGAATTCATCCCCGAATACGAAGAGATAATCAATTGGATGTGCGATACCAAGGGCAAAGGGCTCCTTCTTATGGGTTCCTGTGGCAGGGGCAAGAGCATCATCATCAACGGACTGATACCGATTCTGATGAAGATGAAGGACAGGACCGTTCACCCTATCCATGCCCAGAACTTCTATTTCACTCCGTTATTTTCTACCGGCAACTGGGCATGTCCCTCGTGTCTTGAGTACCTTCTTCGCACCAGTTATCCCATCATCGACGAACTCGGTGTGGAAGGGCTCAAAAACGACTACGGCGAAAAGACAGAGGGGTTCAATCTAATCATTAACAATGCCGAGGTGACCTGCAAGCCGGTATTCGTGAGCACAAACCTCAATGATGCCCAGATTATCAATCGCTATGGCGAGAGGACTCTGGACCGCCTCGGTCACCTATGCCGCATCGTCACATTCTCCGGACCAAGTTTAAGAAAATAGAACCGATATGACACAGAAGAGTGAATACGCCAACGAAGATATATATTACTTCAACGAGGAGACGAACCGATTCATGAAGTACCGGCGAGTTGTGTTCCGTCTTAATGACGGCAGGTGCAAGTATGCTACTCACAACGGTGAGATTCTTCTCTGGGAGCAGTGCGAGATTCAGGCACTCAGAGAGAACATCCGCCGTTATGGCAGTCCCTGCTTTTCGAACGATTTCAAGGTCTACGCTTCCCATCTTGCCGAGTATCGCGAACGGTGCCCGACAGGCAGTTTCATCCGAGTATCTGGTATCTACACCGAGGTATTGGGATCTCCGATTAATCCAGAAGTAATTATCTAATGCTATGCCGACAATAAAGAAACATACCAGCCGGCCATGGCTCTCGGAGAAGAAACCCTTTGAAGGCTTTGTTCATCACAACACAGCCTTCTATCAGAGCACGCAGTGGCGACGGCTCAGGGCAGTGAAGCTCTCCGAGCAGCCGCTATGTGAAGAGTGCCTTCGCGCAGGTAGAACGACACCGGCCCAAATGGTGGACCACATCGTGCCAATCAATAAGGGCGGAGCAGCGCTAGCAATGGATAACCTTCAGTCACTATGCAACGCCTGTCATGCCCGAAAGAGCGCAGCAGACAAATAAAAAAATGCAAATGGAAGCCGCTAACAAATAAACATCAAATGGTTGCAAGCAAAAGATGTATCTTCTAATAAGGCAGCTTCCAAGCAAAAAGAAAACGAATATGAGAACAACACTATCACTCACTCAGATTGTCGATCAGTGGCTCGCGGAGGCAGACGCCCTGCCCTCCACCAAGGATGACTATCGCCGTAAGATTGGGCTCTGGTTCCGGTGGCTTAGTTCTCGCAAGGTCGATCCTCGCGAGCCGCAGCGAATAGACATCATTGACTACAAACGCTACCTGATGGGCATCGGCAAGAGTGCCTTTACCTACAACGGGTATATCACTGTTGTCAAGCTCTTTTACAGCTTCTGCGATGAACACCACTACTACGACAACATTGGTCTTGGCATCAAGAGCAGCTTCAAAATGAAGCAATACTACAAGCGTCCACTTAGCGCTGAGCAGAGCTCGGCACTTCTAAGCAGCATAGATTCTTCTACCACGATTGGCAAACGCGACAAGCTAATAATCTTTCTGATGCTCACCAATGGACTGCGCACTTGCGAGGTGCAGAGAATCAATGTCGAGGACTTCGACAAGATCAACGATGCTCCGGTTCTTCATATTCAACGCAAGGGACATACTGACAAACACGATATTGTAGTGCTGGCTGATGAGACCGTAGACTTACTAGAGGACTATCTCTCAGGCAGAGAATTCTCCGATGGAGATCCGTTGTTCATCAGCCACATGAAAGGTAGAGAGAACACCAGAATCAACAAGGGCACTATCGGGACTATCATCAAACGGCGGCTTCGAGCGATTGGCATCGACGAGAAAGAAATCACCGCGCACTCTCTCCGGCACACCTGCGCCAGCCTGATGATAGAGCAGGGATTGGATCCGCAGTTGGTGCAGGATATGCTTGGACATAGCAATGCTTCTACCACCAAGCTATACACGATGATGGCTCGCAACGAGAGGCTCTTTGAGCACCGACCAAGCAGGCTTCTCTCGTCGATAGTGATGAATAAACCCAAGAAATGAACCAGAATTAAAAAGCAGTCGTATGATGAAGAAATTAATACGTCATTTTTTAAAGCCACATTGTGGCTGTTATCAAACAGTTGCGAGTGGTCGCATTAAGTGTGGTTTTGGGGTACTGATGGTGCCATTAAGTACCTCGGAATAATGCGACCAGTGGTCTACATGGGGTCAGTGTTCATACGACCACTCTGGCTTATCTGGCCGATGGGAAGGGGCTCATTTTCCTTCAGAGGTCTCGAAAGTTAATCGCCCCCTTGGTCTTGAACACGCACGTGCAAAATTGACAAAAATAGATTTTTATGAAAGGACGTAAGAAAATATCAAATAATCAGAAGGCGCTTCGTGGTACCGACCAGCCTTGCAGAATGGATCCGCAGGTGCCAGCGCTGGGACCAACAAATACGCTTCCGGCGCTACCGAAGTCTTCCCTGAAAGGAACAGCCAAGAAGCTCTACTCCATTCTTGGCACCGAGATGCTCTGCAACAATATGCTGGATGTGGCCTCACTTGATCTGCTGGTAGCCTATTGCAGAGAGATGGCCTTGTACAACGATATGATGAAGGAGGTCGAGAAGGAAGGTGTGACCGTCGAGGTGGAAACAAAGTCCGGAACAATCATCCAGATTAATCCCAAACGCAAAGTGGCCGAAGGTGCGCTGGCGAATGCCCAGCGACTGGCTTCTGAGTTTGGGCTCTCGCCGGCAAGTCGCGGGAGGGTGGCTGCTCTGCTGTCAGGCAATACTCCAAAGGACGACTTCGCTGATTTTGAAATTGTAGATATCCAAGAGCCATGACAAAGAAGATATATCCAGCAGAACTCTATGCCCAGCAGGTGCGGGACCACGATATTCTAACTTGTGAGTTCGTCCAGCTGGCAGTCGAGAGGTACTATCAAGACATCGATGCAGCTTTAGATCGTGGTTGGGTGTTCGATAAGAAAGCGGCCATGAGAGCAATCGGCTTCATTGAGAAACTTAAACACACCAAGGGTAAATGGTCCGGACAACGGTTTCTTCTAGAACCATGGCAGCAGTTCGTGCTCTGGAATATCTTCGGCTGGAAGAACGCTGACGGCACACGCCGCTTCCGCTATGCTTATATCGAGATAGCCCGCAAGAATGGCAAGACAGCCCTCTCTGCCGGCATTGGTCTTTACATGCTCTTTGCTGACGGGGAGGCAAGACCGGAGGTCTACTCTGCTGCGACCGTAAAGGATCAGGCGAAGATATGCTTTGCCGATGCTGTGGAGATAGTCAAAGCCACAGATCTGAAGAACTATCTTCATCCTTACCGCAACTCGATAGTCTATGAACTCAAGGGAGGAATGATGAAGCCTCTCTCGTCCGACTACGGAACACACGACGGACTCAACCCTTCGTGCGGAATCATAGATGAGTTCCATGCGCACAAAGATTCGGGAATGTTCGATGTAATCAAATCAGCATTCGGAGCTCGCCGCCAGCCGCTGATGTTCATCATCACCACAGCCGGCTTTAACAAATCCGGAGCGTGCTATGCTTATCGCGATAATGTCATCAAGATTCTGCGTGGAGTGAATCACGACGACTCGCTATTCGGCATTATCTATACTCTCGATAGCAACGAAGAGTGGGACAACCCCAAGATGTGGATAAAGTCCAATCCGAATCTCGGCGTATCACTCTCCGCCGACTATCTTGCCGATCAGGTGATGGATGCCAAGAATCGACCGGAGGCAGTCCGCAATGTGATGACAAAGAATGTGAATCTGTGGGTGGATGCCGAGAAGACATGGATTCTCGACAAGGCTTGGATGCAGTGCTGTGGTTCTTTATTTCCACAGAGTCTGCATGGTTGCGAGTGTTGGGGCGGGCTGGATCTCTCGAACGTGTCCGACATCACCGCTTATGTGCTTATCTTCCATGAGAACGACCGATTCCAGTTATTGCCATTGTTCTGGATTCCGAAGGAGAAGATGATGGAGAAGATACGAAAGGAGAATATCAACTACGACAGCTGGGTGGCTGGAGGGTATGTAAAAGTTACTGAGGGCAATGTCATCGATTACGATTTTGTCAAGACTGATATTCTCAGGTTTGTCGCCGACTATAACCTCAAGACATCGGCATACGACCGTTGGAACTCATCCCAGACCATTATCGACCTTCAGAACGAAGGTATGATATTCAACCCTTTCGGGCAGGGTTACGGCTCGATGTCAGCACCGACTAAAGAGTTCGAGAAGCTGGTGCTCACCGGAAAAGTCGAGCACTTCGGCAATCCGGTCCTTCGCTGGATGTTGGCTTCGACCGTCATCAAGAGTGATCCTGCCGGAAACATCAAACCCGATAAGGAAAAGTCAAC